ATGGAAAACCAAGACATCATTAAAGCAGTGCAATGGGTATCTACATTAGATAGCCGCACCAGTGAAATATGTATTGCACGCTCTGGCAAAACGTGGACATTCCCAGACTTTAAGCCAATAGGCCATTCTATACCTTGGAATGGTGGCCCTCCTGCCCATTGGTCTTGTAGGTCAAGCTTTGTGCCAATAACAAAATCATTTGCTGAAATACGCAATGAGCCTGTGGCAAAAGAAATAGCGCAAACAACTCGTGCTAGTATGAACGGGCAAGTTGCTGCTGATTTGTCATTCGACCAATTCTTAAAAAACAAACCAGCATCTTTTGCTGATGAAATGCTAGGCAAAGGCAAGGCTGAATTATGGCGTTCAGGCAAAATTACTTTAAGCCAACTATTAGACCAGCGTGGAAACCCGCTTACACTGACACAATTATCACAACTATAGTATTATTGTCTGTAGCATGATAATAAAAGAAATATGCGGAGGCCGTGCCAAAGCATTAACCGCCCCCGAGGGGCAACATTAGTCCAGAGGACAAACACTATGAGTGAAGAACGGATAGCAGAGTTAGAAGCCGCAATGGAGGCGCTGAGTGCCAAAAACCGCGAACTTCTAGGAGAAGTTAAAATTACCAGAGCGAAAGCAAAGGGAGTTGAAATAGACCCAAACGATTTTATGGCGCTTCAGACTGAAAATGAAACGCTTAAATTGCAACTCGATAAAACGACCAAGGATAGCACTAAAACGATTGAAACATTGCAGACAAGCCTGACAGAAAAGGACGGCGCACTGCAATCTTACTTAATCGACAACGGGCTAAACGATGCAATGCTTAAAGCTGGTATTAAAGCTGAATTCATGGCCGCTGCAAAAGCCATGTTAAGGTCTCAAACCAAGCTAACGGCGGAGAATGGTCAATATTCTGCACTTATGGGTGATAAGCCGCTGAATGATGCAATTGCTGAATGGGCCGCTGGCGATGAAGGTAAGCACTTTGTTTCCGCACCCGCTAACTCTGGTGGTGGAGCCACTGGCGGAACAGGCAATGGCATTCCTATTGCACCCAAGGGCAACCTTGGTGGCGACAAGGTGCAGCGAGCAAACGCAATTAAACAAATGTTCCCTGACCTTCAATAAGGATTTTAAGTTATGTCACTTTCGCAAATGAAAGTATTCAATGAATACGTAATGCCAGCCACCATTGAGACACTGGCTCAAATGGTTGACAAGTTTAACGCAGCATCGAACGGCGCAATCCGTTTGACCACAACTGGCTTTGACGGCGATTTCTATCAAGAGTCGTTCTTCGCTGCCATCCACTCTGCACAGCGTCGAGTTGACCGTTATGCTGCACAGGGCACGCCTACTGCAACTGACCTTACTCAGCTTCAGTTGAACGGCGTCAAGGTTGCTGGTGGTTTTGGCCCAATCCGTTTTGAGCCTTCGCAGCTTACTTGGTTGCAGAAGCCAACATCGGAAGGCATTGAAGTTGCATCGCGTAACTTTGCTGAAGCTTTGATGGCTGACCAGTTGAATACTGCAATCGCTGCTCTTGTTGCCGCAATTGCTAACCAAAGCACTGCAACAACCGTAGACGTTTCTGCTTCGGCTGCCGTAAGCTATGGCACGATGAATTCCGCCAACGCTTTGTTTGGTGACCATTCGTCGAGCATTGTTGCTAACGTAATGAACGGTGCTGCATATCATAAGTTGATTTCGCAGAACCTGACCAACACTCCACAGTTGTTTGTTGCTCAGAACGTGCAAGTTGTAGACATCCTTGGCCGTCCTGTCATCGTGACTGACGCTCCTGCGCTGTATGCTGCTGGCACGCCTAACAAGTCAAAGGTTCTTGGCTTGGCAGATAGCGCAGCCATCGTTTATGACGGCGGTGACGTTATCAGCAACATCGAAACGAACAACGGTCAGACCCGTATCGAAACAACGATGCAGGTTGATTACACCTTTGGCGTGGCTTTGAAGGGCTATAGCTGGGATGTTACGAACGGTGGCAAGTCGCCTACCGATAACGAACTAGCAACTGGAACCAACTGGGACAAGGTAGCTACCTCCATCAAGCACACTGCTGGTGTTCTTGCTATCGGTGACGCTGACCTGTAAACAATAGGAAGGGGGCTGGCAGTTAAATGCTGGCCCCCAATCTATTAGGAGTATTTTATGGCTAAAATAATTTACGAACCTCACCCTATTAGCCCCGCACGCAAAGCTAAGTTGCAAGCTGATGGATACAAAATCATTGATGCAATCTTTGCTCCTGCTGGCACACCTATCCATCAAAAACTGGATACAGAAGAAGCCTCTATTGAACCAGAAGCAAAGCCAGAAGATACGCTAGTAGCGTATGAAGCTGAAGCAGAAGTTGACGAAGCCGCTGAGAAACTTGACGAACCCGTTGAGGAATATATTAGTGAAGTCGCTTCAAAATACAAACGCTCTAAAAAGGGTTAATTAAATGGCATTCGTAGTCGAAACAGGTGCAGGGCTTTCTAATGCTAATAGCTACGCCAGCGTTTCGGCTGCGGATAGCTATGTTGCTGACCGTGGGATAGCGGGTTGGACAGCATTAAGCTCTACAATTAAGCAGCAATGTTTGGTAAACGCTACAGATTATCTGGAAGCTACATATCGCGGTGCTTGGAAAGGCAATCGCGTTAGTGAAACGCAGTCGCTGTCGTGGCCGCGATATAACGTAATTGTTGATGGATTTAATTTCCCTGCCAATGTCGTGCCAACACAAGTAATAAATGCTTGCGTTGAAATGGCTATACGAGCCTCGCTTGGTGAGACTTTGCTTGCCGACCAAGGGCAAAGGGTAAGGCGCGAAAAGATTGATGTGATTGAGGTTGAATACCAAGATTACTCAGACCCAACGCAGCGTTACCCATTAGTCAATCGCATGGTTATGCCATACCTAATTTCCGCATCTGAAAGCGGGTTTGCTGTAGTTAGGCCACTTCGCACATGAGTAGCCAAGCGCAAACAGCATCACGGCTGCTTGCTAAATATGGCGAAGCGGTGTCCATTATCTTTCCTGTCTACGGCGGGACAGACCCAATAACAGGTGCGGTTATTGGAACCAATACTAGCACGACGATAACGGGCAAAGGCTATCCAGCACTTTATCAAAAAAAGGATGTAGACGGCACGAGCATCAAGGCTGGTGATATACGTTTAATCCTTGAACTGATAAGCACGCCGCCGACTGTTGGTTGCTTGGCATTGGTTGACAGCACAACATATCGCATAATGAATGTTCAACCTATTCGCCTTACTGGTGAAGATGTAATTTACATTTGTCAGATAAGGGCAAACTAATGATACCTATGGGCGAGCGCGTATTTTTTCCATCACACTGGGACTCAGGCATTCTGGACAGCGTTCTATATGACACGCGCAACGAAGTAATAGCTTACATAATCAAGCTGGATGACGGCAAGAAGGTGGCTATAGATATGCAACTTGTGGACATTTTAGATGAGTAATTCGCAAATAGCCGCTGCGTTGGCCACACAATTAGACACGCTTAACCTTCCTACGCACTGGGAGAACACCTCCTTTACGCCCGTTGCTGGGCAAATCTATGTGTCTGAAAGCCTGTTGCAAGGCGCAACCATTCCTATAGGCATTGCCACAGGTTCAAGCGATGAACTGGGCGGCATATACCAAGTGCTTGTTTACGCGCCTATGGACGCTGGCAAAGGCGCTGGAAGGACTGTTGCAGATACTGTGTCCGCTGCATTCCAGCGTGGCGCTAGGTTTACTTATAGCAGTGTTACAGTGACCATTCAAAGCGTGTCACAATCGGCTGCATTTGTATCTGGTGACAGATTTGTTATTCCTGTCAGCATTGCTTATCGGGCGTTCGTATGAGCACCTTTAAATTAGACATAAGCAAATTCATTGACAAGACCAGCAAGACTGCTGACGCTCAAGTACGTAAAATATGCTTGGACTTAGTTACAGGCATCGTGCTTAAAACGCCTGTAGACACTGGCCGTGCAAGAGCTAACTGGTTCACCAGCATTGGTAGCCCAACAGACAACATAACAGAGTCAACTGACGCAAGTGGTTCTTCAACTATAGCTGGTTCGCTAGGGGCAATATCCAAAGCAACGGGCAATGTTTTGTGGATTACAAATAACTTGCCGTATATCTATCGACTTGAATTTGAGGGCTGGTCAAGACAAGCCCCTGCTGGGATGGTTCGCGTCACAGTCAACGACATTACAAGGCAGCTAACATAGGCTTACTTTGTAATAAAAAAAATGCTATAACAATCGAACCACTTGCAATTGGAGTAATTTAAATGTCTGATATTGTTTCGTCCGTAGGGACTGTTGTTTCCGTTTCGACCACCGCACCAGCAACTTATGATGCCGCTGGATTTGGTGCACTTACTTTTTCACCTTGCGGCGAATTGGCTGAATTGCCTTCGTTTGGTGCTGAAGCTGCCCTTGCTACACACACCCCGCTTGCTACTGGCATTGTTGCCAAGCGCCGTGGTTCGCTTAACTACGGTTCCGTAGCTTTGACTATGGCCGTATCTGATGCGGATACTGGTCAAACCGTTCTGCAAGATGCTGCTGAAGCGGCTGCTGGCACGGATGCGCTTGTTTCGGTTAAGGTTGTTCTTGTGAACGGTGAAATCCAGTATTTCACTTCGCAAGTTATGTCTTACAAGGTCAATGTCGGTAATGCTGATGCTATCACGATGGCAGAAGTTACGCTGGAAATTGACAACTCGATTATCAAAGTCTAATTAGCTAAAACGCTAGAAGAACTTGGGTAGGCAATCACTATCCGACTTGCCTACCCAAGACAAAAGTCGGATATTTAGAAGGATAGTTTCTAATGGATTTAAATAGTTTAAAGCCTGTAATGGCTGACGATGGCGCTGTTCTAAACATTGTCCACCCTGAAAGCGAAGAAGTTATTGAGGGAATGACGATTACTCTGCTCGGACAAGACAGCAAAGTTTACCGCAAAATTCAACTTGCCAAACAACAAACCGCATTGAACCGCATTTCAAAAGGCAAGAAAGCCGTCGATTTTGACGCTGAAAAGCTGGCTGAAGATAGCATTGATGACCTTGTTAAGCTTACTGTTGCTTGGTCTGGGTTTACGCTTGACGGTGATAAGCTAGACTGCACACCAGATAACGTCCGCAAAGTTTATGGTGAATGGGTTTGGATTAAAGAGCAAGTTGCTGAATTTGTGGCGGAACGCGCTAACTTTTTTCGCACAAACGCTCCAACAACTAACACTGTTCGTAAAACAAGCAGCGTGGCTTAACACAATCCCGTCAAAGGCAAAGCGCCCTAGACGGGAAACCAAGTCAAATGCGATGCCTCCTGTGCTTGGCGGAGCCTACCTTATTGAAATACTTTTTGAGGTTGGCCCTGCCAAGCCTATGGGAATGGGTGGTAACATAGCCATAGATGAGATTGATTTGGCCGCATGGATGTCAAATCAAAATGTGCAATTAACCCCTTGGGAAGCACGAACTATAAGAACATTATCGCATGAATACGCAGCGATGCTTTCTGCTGGTTCTGAACCTAATACGCCAGCGCCTTGGTCTAATGTTGAAATAATAACTGATGAAATGCGCGAAAAAATATCTAATGCGATGTCTGATTGGAGTAATAGAATCAATACCAAGACAAGATGATAGACTTGTGCTATGACCTAAATTCAGCGATAACGCTCTGGGCCTCATAGGATATTGCGCGTGGCAGATTTAGCTAATCTCAGAATTTCAGTTGACAGCCGTGAGGTAAAGAAAGCTGCCACAGATTTAGACCAGCTTAATCGCTCGTCAACTGGGGTTGAGCAGGGCGTTACCAAAGCGTCTTCTGCACTTAGAGGTTTTGGTGCTGTTTTGGCATCGCTAGGCATTGGGCTTATAGCACGCGAAGCTATTTTAATGGCTGACACATTTACACGCATGAGCGGCCAGCTTGCTTTGGTTACAAATAACGCGCAGCAATTAGCTTCTGCTGAAAAGCAGTTATTTGCCATGTCTCAAAATACTCGCGTTGGATATGAAAGCACAGTCTCACTTTTCTCGCGTCTTGCACGTTCAACAGAAAATTTAGGCGTAAGCCAGCAGTCTGTTATGCGGGTAACGGAAACCATTAACAAAGCAATGATTGTATCTGGAACCAGTGCTGAACAAGCTTCTGGTGCGCTTATGCAGTTAGGCCAAGCATTTGCATCTGGTGCATTGCGTGGCGATGAACTTAATTCCGTCATGGAGGGTATGCCTCGCGTTGCTCAAGCTATCGCTGAGGGCATGGGCATAACTGTTGGTGAACTACGCAAACTTGGCGCTCAAGGCAAATTAACTGGCGCAGAAGTTTATGCGGCATTGCTTAAAATGGGCGATGACATTGACAGTGAATTTACCAGAATGCCAATGACTGTCAGCCAATCCATGACAGTGTTAAGCAATTCTCTTATGCTGTTTATTGCTGAAGCTGATAGAGCTACTGGCTTCACGGCGGCATTAGCTGATGGAATAGTTTATTTATCAAATAACCTAAATCAAATTGCCCGAGTTGCTGAAGTTGTAATCGTGGCTATCGCTGGAATGACCGCTGCGCTTTTGGCGTTTCGTGCTGCTTTAGGCGCTCAAGCAATCATTGCATATGTGAGCCAGTTGGTTGCTATGCAGTTTGCATTAGGCGCAACGACTACGGCAAGCGCGTTGGCTGGGGCTGGAATTAAGGGCCTACAAGCTATTCTTGCATCAACTGGCTGGGGATTAGCTGTTGTCGCTATTGGCGCTGTTGTTGGCGCTATTTATATGCTTGTAACCGCTCAATCAGAAGCTAGGGGAGAAACACAGAACCTTATCAATGACCTTGGTCGGCTGGCTGCAACGCAAGATAAGAATTTTGCAGCGGCGGCTAAAAGAGGTTATGAAGGTTTGCTTCAGGTTCAGGGTGAACGAAATGTTCTTATGGAGCGCAATAAAGAAATAGAAAGATATACTGCAAAAAGCGGTATGGTCGGCAAAGTTGCAATTGAATATAAGAAGAATTCTGCGGCTATCAAAGAAGCTAATGAATTTTTGATAAAGAACGGCAATGCTATAATTGAAAGCAAAAAAGTCTACAATCAAGTAGAGCCACCTTTGCGAAATGTTTCTGCTGCTATTGAAAAAACTGGTAAAAAAGCAAAAGAAGCGATTGACCCGCTTGAGAAATATCGTGATGCTTTAGCTGATATGGTCGAAGAAGGCCAGAAAATTGGCATGACGCCAGAGCAAATCAAAGCATTTGAAGTTGAGAAATTAGCTTTAGAGGCTGCTGCTGCTGGGCGCAAAAAATATAATAAAGCTTCGCAAGAGGGCGCTGGTAACAATATTGCCAATGAAATTCGTCAACAAGGTATGCTTAATGCCTTAACGCAACAAGCGGCGGACATACGTCAAGAGGTTTCAGAGAAACTTAAAGACTACGCTAAGTCTATTGTTGAAGCTAACAAAGCGCATAATGATACCATGACTACATTAAAGGGCGAAGCAACTCTGCTTGGCCTTGTGGGTGTTGAGCGTGAAAAAGCTGTCTTGGCTTTGGAAAAAGAGGCTTATGTCCTTAAATTTGGTGTAGATGCTTGGAAAGAGTATCACGCAGCGCGGACGGCCAACATCGACGCAAAAAGCGTTATAGATAAAGACATTGAGGCCCTGCAAACTCTTACGAACAACCTTGAAACTGCTGCTGGCATGATTGGTGGAAAAGTTGGCCGAAGTCTTCAAGGTATTTTGAAACTTGAAATAACTTTAAAAAATGGCGAAACCAAAAAGATAAGCGAAGCGATTGCAAAGTCATTTCCAAAGTTAGGCAAAACACTTGGCGCAGCAACTGCTGGCGCTCAAGTCGGCACATCTGTTGACAGTGTATTTAAGGCCATAGGCATCAAGTCATCCAAGATGGGCGCTCAAGTAGGCGGCGCTATTGGCGGGGCTGCGTTTGGCCCTATCGGTGCTATCGCTGGCAGCATCTTGGGCGGCGTTATTGGTGG